TGGGCCTTGGGGTCTTGTTCATGCACTGCCTCTCTTCTTCGCTCGCGATCGACGTTTGTTCAATACATCCGAGACTGCACCCAAAAGTGCACCGGTTGTGGGACTGAAAACTGATATGGCCTTTGCAACGTATGGCAAGGCGGGCGTAATCCCACGTGCCACGTTCAAGATCGCGTTTCCAATTTCCTTAAGGTGCAATGGGTTCTCACAAACTTGTTGGATGTGGAACATTTCATCAACAATGTCATCCCACTGGCGACTGGTGAGTCTAGATGTGACTGGTCCAAACCAATATGAGCGACTCACAAACTCTATAGAATAAGAAGCCGTGGTCGCAATGGTTTGGGCAGCTGACGGCCCATCAATGACTGTGACTAGCCATCCTCCTGGGTGAAAAACTGGGATGTTGTGGCCATAAACCTTGCCGGTTGTGTCCCGTGCAAAGATATTTTGTAGTTCGTATGATTCAACATTCCCGGGTCTCATCCACGTGTAAGCGCCGTTGACAAAGGAATGAGGGTCACTTGGACCCTGAATTTCTGACAAATAACCTAAAGGGTCGTCTGTGTCAAGGAACGTCATGAAGTCGTCTTTGGGTTGAAATTGGAAGGTTCGAAAGAAACCTCCTCTGTCGATCTGTGGTGTCGTGTTGGTAAGTAACATCGATGAACCCGTTATACGAAGAGCATGTATGCTCGACTCTTTGAGCAACTCCGGTAGTGGCGCGGTCACAATTGACCACGAAGTCACGTCACCTTCGCACGTGATCCACCCCTTGAATGTGAACACAGCACCTTTGATGTTCATGTAATCAGCTGTTGCTGTCATTATGAGAGCGAAGCGATACCAACCCCGTTCAGTTAAATCGTCCTGCCACCCAGATTCTGAATCAACGTAGCCCATGCTGCCGACAACAACCTCGGTGTCAGGGCCTGTCAATTGATAAATTGTGACTGAATGGGTCACGCCTACCGTTGTTGGTTCAATGAATTCACCAGAGGCATTCCGTAAAAGAGCATGGAGCTTCACCTGCATCCCTGCTCCATTGAAGAACCACCGGTGTCCTAGCGCGTTTAGGCAGTATGTTTCGTTTCCGTATGGTGAGGTCATAGTAGCCGTAGGTTGTAATCCACCATATGCGGAATAGATCTGACTGAATGGGTCTGGGTTCAGGGTAATTGAGGCATAAGCGACGCCGTCGACGTTAGGCAATTCGAACTGTAGGGCTGATCCCAAAACTGGCTCATCGTTCAAACTGGTTGTAGTTGAGTAAGTTTGGTCATAACGAAATGACGGACAACCTCGTTGAGTGTACATGCTTGCCAGAAGAGGGTTGCGTGAAACGGCATACCACGATTGTGTGCCGATCCCGCCAAAGCCACCAACTGTTGTGGTCGTTTGGTTGCCTATGCGTTTAGGCGCCGCCGTGCTTGTTGTTGAAGAGCCGAACTTCGAGGGTAGCCCCGGGGCGACGTATGAACCGGGTAGACATAAGGACGCCATTGCTAGCGTCATTGTGTTCCGCCCTGGTGGCATTGTCAACATGGGGGCTAACTGCTGGCCCCGTGGTGGTCGCTGTGGCACTTTGTTCCAAGTGACACCCTGTTTGGGATTGAGGTTGACCACAACTTTTTCCGAAGCCATTTGTTTGTTCGGGTTGCCATTTTTCCTCGGCCGTCTTGATTGACTGTTTTGTCTTTTGGGCATTGCTCCTTAGCATATGTCAAAGATGGACGAATAATTCTGAGTGTAGTCCATTTCGGCGCTTGGTAGTAAGTCCCACCCCCCAGCGCCCGCCGTTGACGACGTGTCAGTGACATCATCAGTTTTCGGAGGGGGGACATTGAATGGCGTGTCTTAAAGGTCATAAGACACCTGACCCACCATATTGAGGATCGGGTGACTTATTAAAATGGGCAAATGTTGGACGTTCCTAACCGTTTCCAACATGTCTATGATGCCATCAACTGTTGTCGACACGCCAATATCCAACAACTGTCGTCTCATGACATCTAGTGATTCAGGTGCCGCTCTCACCGGGTGCGCCTTCGTTGATTGGGCGTACAAGAATCCATCTTTCTTGTAGTTTGCGGTGGCATTGATTGACGTCCGGAGCATTGGTTCGCAAAAGGCAGGAATGAACGGTACGTGGCTGAAGCTCGACATCCAACACTCTGCCACTCCCTTCATCCACCCAAGGACATCAGCCGACGGGGTGCACATATAGCCAATTTTTGAAATGAACCTCTCAAAACAAGGTCCAGTCCGGATTGCACCCCCCTCAACGGGATACGGTAAAGCCCCCATAAACCGAATTGTCCACGGATCTGTACTTAAC